TTTGCTAGTGGTGGTGTAGGTGAAGTTTCTATAAATAGTCAAATGTTAGAGGGCTATGAAGAAACTTTAAAAGGTATGCAAAAACTAAGCATAGGTGCAGTTGGTGAAACTGCATATTATGCAGTTATGGAGGTATAAAAATGGCAGTTGGAAGTAGCATAATAACAGCTGATGGGATTAATGCTTTGGCTAATGCTAGTGCAAGTGGAACGAGTGTAAAACCAAAGTATTTTAAGTTCAGCAATCAAGATTTAGTGCTAGACCCAAATTTAAGTGCTGAAGATATTGTTGGGTGGAGAACACAAGATATAAGTTTGTATCAAACCATAGATAGTAAAACTGTTGAGTTTGTGTGTGATGTTGAGCCAACAGAAGCAACAGACTACACAAGGGTTTGTGGTTTGTTTTTAGAAGATGGGACTTTGTTTATGGTTGCAAAGCCACCGTACCCGTTCCCACCAAGTCTAAGACAAACTTTTAAAATACAGATGATGTATGACAATGCAACTGATTTGTTAGAGTTTAAATACATCCCAACACAAGCACCAAACACAGTAAACAGAAATGGGCTTGTAGTTGATGGGAACGAAAAGGTTATGTTTGAACGAACACTCCCAAGCTACAAGAAACTTGTGAACAATGGAGAGAAACTATTTGAGATATTAAGAGAGAGTGGTAATGTTGTTCAAGGTTTTGCTTACGACAAGTTTACCGGAGATGGGTATGCGAGTCAAGTTGTAGATGATAAGCTTGTTATTAGCAAATATACGAATATTAGTACGAACCTAAACAGACATACACCAGCATACAGTGTAGAGCTTGACATCGAAGCACACCAGGCTTTGGGGCTTTTTTACCATGAGGGGGAGCAGTGGCTGACGATGAATTTTGGTTCAAGTGGGCAGATTGTTCTTTTCCGTGTAGATAGTGGTGGACTGCTTGAACAGAAGATAGTGCAGGTGTATGGTGAGAGTAGTGGATACTGTACCGTTGGTGTAAGCGAGTGTATGAACTACTTGTGCATTGAGGGGTTTGAGAATGGTGTTAATTTTGTAAAGACATATAGTGTAGATAGCGTAATGAACAATGAAAATATTGTAGATTTGTACATTACAAAGTTCGCACTACCTGAACTCTCTTCTCCCCCTTACCCATTACAAGATATGGCGATGGATAGAGAAAATATCTATGTTGCTTATGGCGACCCAGACAAAGCCTATGACAACTTTATAGATATATACTCTCTTGATGGGCTAAAAAAAGAGAGAGTAGTACTTACAGTTGGGATGGATGATACAGACAAATACGAGCAAGAGGGGCTATTTTGGCTATATGACAATGGCAAAGCAATATTGGCAACAATGGTAGCAACTGGAGAAGATGGGAACAACACAATGACAGCTTACTCTCTTGATGGAGAAAGTATATACAGAGAAAAGAGTGTTTCAATGGATGTTGTGAACCCAGATGATAGCTACTTGTTAGATGGCACTAAAGTGTTTAATGACGATACAGTATCTCTTGATAGATATTATGTTCGATTTTTTAGAGATGGTAAAACTTGTGATTGTGTTGTTTACTTAGAACTTGGTGATTTTAGCGAGGATGTTGAAACAGACAATGCAACTGATATTCGATTTGATATTGTTAGAGTGGCACGAGAACTTGGTGTTTTTGAGAACATAACGGGTGGAGCTTTTGGGGTGGCTTCTATGGAAGCAAAAAGTGAAGCAAACTCTTGTGATAGTGCCATTAATAGTGCTTGGCTTTCTATTTTAAACAAAGATAGTGGAAACTATATTGCAGTAGGTAGTGGAGAGTATATATCTAAATCTTGTAGTGGGACTGACTTAATGAAGATTAGAACACAATTTACAATGGTGGTAGAGTAATGACTTATGATGATGTGATTGGTAGATTTGCAAAACAAAAAGGTATCTCTCTTCATGGTGATGTGGAGATTAAACATTTTATAGAAACCCATAAAAAGGAGCTAGATGAGTATATTGAAAATATTCAAAAATCAGCAGAAAAAAAGAAAGTTATTAGGGAGTTAAACAAAAAAAGAGATAAAGAGCTTCAAGGCTTTGTTCTTGATGATATTTTTATGAATGAAGATGTTATCAAAACAATGGCAGTAGCTTACAATGTAGCAACTGATGATGAGATCATACAATGGATTGATATAAACAATCAAGTAGTAGATTTTTCAAAAGTTGATTTTGGAGCTTTAATCAAGCAAGGTAGCACCAAGGTAAAAGAAATATATTTTAAATATAGACAACTAAAAGACCAAGTGGCTTAAAAATGAAATACACCAAAGTAAAACTACAACCTTTAAAATCGCACAAGTTTAAACTACTTGATGATTTGAGATTTAAAGATGTAGTAGTTCCAAAGGGCTATAAAACAAATGGGGCGGATATACCTAGACTATTTTAGAGTATTTATCCGCCAAATAGAAGTGATTTTTTACCTGCTGTAATCATTCACGATTATCTTTGTGATAAGGGGGAGTATAGAAAAGCTGATGATTTGTTTGAAGAGTGCTTAAAAGAGTTGGGTGTAAAAAGGTTTGATGTAGTTGTATTGGTTGGTGCTGTACGACTGTATCATAAGTTAAGATATAAAATTTAAAAGAAGAGGTAATAAAGATGGATTTGAATTTTGGTATAAATGGAAGTTTTGGGGTACAAGCTGCAAGACCTATAAGTATAAGTAGTTCTACACCTATTGGGATTGTAGCTACTGCAAATGCTGGTTCAACTGGACTTATGAAGTTCAATAATGCAGATGATGGCTTACAGTATGTAAAAGATAACAATATCACAGATGGGACTTTAGAAGTAGCACTTACTGGTATTAGCTTACAAGGGGTAAATTGTCCTATAGTGGTACATATATCTACACTTGATGGTGATAGTGCTGTAAATAAGACAAATGTTTTAGCTGGTCTTGATATGTTGAAACAATCAGACCCAGTAGTAGGGATTGACCTTAAAAATGGTTTGATTATCGCACCTGAATATTCAGCTGATGTAGAAGTAGCTGCAAAAGTTGATAGTGTATCTAGTGCTTTATGGACTACTGGTATTGTAGATGATTTTAGTGTTGATGAAGCTGGAGTATCTAACTTTGTAAGTAACTTTGGTAGTAAATATTTATTGGTGGGAACTGGTAGATATAATGCTGATGGTAAGCTAGTACCATTTAGTTCTTTGATGGCTGGTATCATAGCTTATCACGATGGAAATACTGCTTTTGGTTGGGCTAAAAATCATTCAAACAGAATAGCAAAAGGTGTAGCTGGTACTGAACGAGTTATTGAATACTTAGATGGTAGCGATTGTGAAGCTAGAAGATTAAGACAAAAATCTGTAGCTATGATTTTAAAAGATGTTGGTTGGAGAACATACGGATTTGAAACAACTGATATAGACCCTATTTGGCAAAGCTTAGATAGAGTGCGAACATTCCACAGACTTTTAGCTGCAATACTTACAGCGAACAAGTGGGCAAGAGATAGAGAAGCCGACCAGTTAATATGGGTTAAAAAGTCTATAGTTGAGTTTATGAATGAACTTAAAGGTAACAATGTGATAGTAGGTTTTGATGTGTTCTTTGACCCTGAAAAAAATACTAAAGCAACTGTAACAGCTGGTAAGTTTTATCTAACTGTATTGGTACAAGATATGCCAAGTATTAGAGAGCTTAATATTGAACTTGTGTACTCTGATAACTGGGGCGACACTTTAATAAACTATATAAATGGGTAAGGAGTAAAAAATGAAAATGCCTCAAACTTTAACAGATATAAATATCTTTGTAGATGGTGTAGGTCATCTTGGTACAAGTAAAAAAGTTACTTTACCAAAGATAGAGCAACTAAGAGAAACTAGAACAGCTGGTGGTTTTGAACAAAGCCTTGATACTGGAATATTCAAAGAGTTATCAGCTGAATTTACACTTAGTGAGTATAGCCCTATAGTATTTGCTGCATTAGCTGCTGGTAGTGCTACTGGTCTTGGTACAAATATCACAATCAAGGGTTCTTTTTTCCAAAATGGCAAAAGAACATCTATTGTAGCTACTCTTCAAGGTAGTATAGATATAGATGATGGTGATATGGAAGCAAACAAAGGTGTAGAGCGAAAAGTATCTATGAAGCCAAATAAATACATTATGGAAATAGATGGTAAGCAAGGGTGCTTATTTGATACTATCAATATGATAGCTATAGTTGATGGTGTAGATATGTTAGCTGATTTAAGAAACCATATATCATAAGGGGTAAAAAATGGCAAAAGTAAAACTTAGCAATGGTAAAGAGATTGAAGTAAGAGAACCAAAAGTAAGAGATATGAGAATAGTATCTACTTTTACAAATGAAGTAGAAAAAGAAGTAAATCTTATAGCTAATCTTACTGGTTTAACAGTAGAAGAACTTGATGAATTTTCACTTGGTGATTATAAGCTACTTCAAACTGAAATGATGGGTTTTTTGTCATAAACTATAGCGATATTATGCGAGGTATGGCACTAATTGGTGCTACCTTGCATTTTGGCTATAGTGATATGATGGAAATGTATGTTAGTGATTTTATGGAGTTTGTGGACTTGGCAAATGAAGCGAACGAACAAGACCAATAAATCCAAGTAGCATTATGATAGTTGTTGAATATATAGCAATGGTATTATTTTCAAAAGTAATACCTACAGCTATACCAACAATAGAAGATAATAAAAATAATCCTATTAAAGATTTTAGATAATAGATAAAGTTTTTCATAGGCTTATTTTAGCATAAATAACAATAGAGAGGGCTTTTATGGAAAAGATGTTAGCACTAGGGGTAGTATTAAGTGCTACTGATATGTTATCACCGGCACTAGGTAGAGCTGGTAAAAATGTAGGTAAATTAGAGGGTAAAATAAAAGCACTTGGGGCTGGTATAACCAAACTTGGTACTGCTTCACTCGCACTAGGAACAGCAATAACTACCCCACTTGGTGCAGCACTTACAAGTTATCAAGATGTAGCAAAAGCACAAGGTGATATAGCTTCACTTGGTATTGATGATAGTGGTATTAAAAAGATAACAAAAGCCGCAATGGAATTTTCTAACCAATTTGCTGGAACTACAGCCCCTGATTTTATAAAAGCTTCATACGATATAAAAAGTGGTATAGCAAGTCTTAGTGATGAGGGTGTAGCACAATTTACAAAACTATCAGCAATGACTGCTTCAGCTACAAAATCAACTACTGAAGAAATGACTAAATTATTTGCACTAGGACACGGTATCTTTAAAAATGCTAATGAAACTGATTTTGAATTTGGTGATAGAATGTCCGCACAAATAGCCCAAGCTGTTCAAGCATTTAGAACTGATGGAAGTGATTTAACTTTGGGTATCTCTAATATAGGTGCACAAGCTAAAAAGATGGGTGTATCTCTTAGTGAAGAATTAGCAATTATTGGTAATGCAAAAAGTGCCTTTAATAGTGCGAGTGAAGCCGCGACTGGTTATCGTGCATTTTTAGATGGTGCTGCTTCAGCACAAGATAAACTAGGTCTTAGCTTTACTGATAGTGAGGGTAAAATGTTACCTATGGTTCAAGTGCTGCAAAAGATAAAAGATAAATATGGTGATGATTTAGGTTCTTTAGAAGTTCAGCAAGAACTTAAAAAAGCTTTTGGGTCTAGTGAAGCTGTAAAAATAGTAAATGCCTTGATAGATAAAACAGATGATTTAACAAAATCACAAAAACAACTACAAAATGCAACTTTAGACAATGTAAAAGCAATGGCACTAGCTAGAAATAAAGGTAAAGAGTTTGATATACTTGGTCAAAAGATGGGTAACTTATCGGCTGTTATAGGTCAAAGTTTCGCACCAATAGCACTAAAAGCTAGTGAAATCATTGGTGGAGTTATTACAAAGATACAAAAATGGACTACAGCAAACCCTGAACTTACAAAAACTATTACAACTGTTTTAGCTGTTGGTGGTGGGTTACTTACTGTATTTGGTGTGATTGGTATATCAGTAGGAGCTATTACAATGGCTTTACCAGCTTTGGCTACTGCTTTTGGTGTAGTAAGCGGTGCTGTTGGCTTTTTGGGTTCTACTATGGCTTTTGTGGGTCGTATATTTTTAATGAACCCTATAGGTTTGGCTGTAACTACTATTGGTGCAGCTGCTTATATCATCTATAAGAACTGGGGAACTATAAAAGGCTTTTTTAGTGATATGTGGGATGGGATAAAGTCTATATTTTCATCTACTATTGATTTTATTAAAACTTATTTGGGCTGGACACCTTTAGGGGCTATTTTAAACAGTTGGCAACCTATTAGTAACTTCTTTGGTAATTTATGGAGCGGTATTAAAACACTATTTAGTGATAGTATCAATTTTATTACAAATATCTTTATGAACCCAGTACAAAGTATAAGTGGTGCTTGGAGTAGTTTAGGTAGTTGGTTTGGTGGTTTTTTTACTTGGCTTGGTGGTGTATTTGGTGCTGGTGTAAAAGTTGTTACAAATATATTTACTTCACCTATAAAAACTATTAGTGATATTTGGAATGGTTTATTTAACTGGTTGGCTAGTAAGTTTGATTGGCTTGGTAAAGCTGTTGGTAAGTTAAAAAGTATTGGTTCAAAAATAAAAGGCTTTTTTGGTTTTGGTGATGATGAAGAGAAAAAAGAAAAAACACCAGCAAATAATACAAACTTTAAAATGGGTTCTACTATGAAAAAAGTGGCTGTAGCTACAGCTGTAAGTTCACAACTGGTAGCAGCACAACCAAATATACAACCAATGCAACCACAACTAAGAACAACACCACCAAAACTAAACTATGCACCTATGCCAAGGGTTCAGTATAGCAAACCAAAAGAGATACAGCAAACTAACCATATAAAAGTAGTTGTAAACAATCCATCTTCTACTGTAGATGTTCAAAGGGCTATAGTTGGTGCAATGAATGAAAAAAATACAGATAGAGGTTTGAGTGATGAAGATATTTAAAAAATATAATTTTTGTCCCTTTTAAATAAAGCCCCTTTTTAAATAAAATCTTACAAAATAAAGTAGGAGTTTAATGTGTTGGCACTTATTGGTGATTTTAAATTTGAAATAAATGATACAAATATTGATAAAATCAAAAGCACTTTAAACTTCAACTTTAAAACAAATCATAGACTAGGTAATTTTGATGGATACCAAGCTACTGGTATGTATGAAGAGGGTCTTGAACTTGATGGTGTTTTGATAGCAAAAAGCCAAAAACAACTACTAGAATTTGAAACTATGGCTAAGTTAAAGCTACCGGTTACTTTTGTAACTGATGATGTTATCAAAACTATTTTAATCTTTAGACTTGAAAGAGAAAAAAGCAACTTTTTAAAAGATGGTGCATTTATAAAACAATCTTACAAAATGGTTTTACAAGTTGTGGGTGATGGATTTAGAACGATATGAAAACATATATAGCTGAACAAGGTGATAGATTAGACCAAATCGTTTTTAAAGAGTATAAAACTTTAGTCATATTTGATAAAGTTCTTGAAGCAAATCCACACCTAGCAACTAAAGTAATATTAGATGATAATGATACAGTAAATCTACCAGTTCTTGAACTACCAAAAGCAACCACAAAAGAGGTTAAAAGCTTATGGTAAAGTACCCAAATTTTAAACTACTAGCAAATGATAAAGATGTAACATCTACTTTACAAAAAGAGCTTATATCTATCACTTTTAAAGATGAAGAAAATGATAATGCTGATGAACTTACTATAAAAGTTGGTGGTGAGTTTGCACGACCTCAATATAAAGATGAATTAAAGCTATATCTAGGGTATGGTGATGATTTGGTTTATTGTGGGCTTTTTAGAGTTCAAACCACTACACGAAATGATAACAACATACTTACAATAAGTGCTACTGGTGTAAATTTTAGCAGCATATTAAAAGAAAAAAGAGATATTACCTATGAAAAAATATCTATAAAAGATATATGCCAACAAATAGCTAGTAGAAACAATCTTAAAATAAAAAGTGATTTTGATGATGTATCAATCTTATCAATAGCACAAAGTAATGAAAGTGATTTACACTTTTTAAATAGATTGGCTAAAAATTACAATGCTATTTTCAATATTAAAAATGATACTTTAATCTTCACCCACAAAATCAAAGATGATAAAAAGAACAAAGATTTACCATCTTATACAGTTAGTGCTGATGAAGTAAGCACACTATCAATAAAACATTCAAATAAAACACTTTACAAATCTTGTAAAAGCATTTGGCACGACACCAAAGAAAATAAGACTAAAGAAATTGTAGTTGGTGTTGGTGAACCAGTTTTAATAAACAAAGGTAACTTCAAAAATGAAGCTGAAGCCAAATCAAAAGCACAAGCAAAACTAGAACGAGCTGTACAAGGCTTGGTTAGTGGTAGCTTATCTATGGCTGGTGAAGTTATATTTGCTGGTGGTACTTTAAACCTAGTAGATACACTTGAAGATGATGGTGAATATCGTATTAAATCAGTAAATCATAGTTTTACATCTAGTGGATGGACTATAAGTCTAAATTTTGAGAATTAAAGAGGATTAAATGAAAAAAATATTTATAGCACTTGGGAATATCCCAAAAGATAAATTATTGCATTGTTTTTATGGTGCATTGATTTATATAGTTATATCTTTGTATTCAAGTGATATAGCTTTTGGTGTGGTTGTGGCTATTGCTGCACTCAAAGAATACTTAGATAGTAAAGGGTTTGGGAATGTTGAGCTAAAAGACTTCTTAGCAACAATATTTATACCATTGTTACTATATGCGAAATTTATATTTTTAGAAAGAGGATTTTAGGAATGTTAGAAAGTTGGATGATTAGTGCAGCCATTAGTATATCAGCAGTTGTAGCAACATTTGCAGTTTTAAAGCAAAAAGTGGCTGATAGTATTGTAAGAGATACCGAACAAGATTTGAGGTTTAAAGAGTTTAAAAATAAACTTGATGATGAACTTCAAGAGCTACAAAAGTTTAAAAATGAAAGTAAGCCACACTTAGAACATCTAAGTAGAGTTGAACAAGCACTTACTAAAAAGCTTGATTTTCATAGCGAAAATATTACTAAGCTAAACCAACAAATAACACAATCGCCAACTATGAAAGAAGTTAAAGATGAGTTTGTAAGTAAAGAGCTGTTCCAACAAATGCAAAAACATATAGATGAAAAGTTTGATAAGTTAGAAATGGGACTAGCAAAAATTTTAGATAAATTAGAAAGGGGTAATTAATGAAAAAGTTTAAAGGTATAGTGATACATTGTTCAGATAGTTCTTTTGGAACAGCACAAGATATAGAAGATTGGCACAAAGAGAGAGGATGGAGTGATATAGGCTACCACTCTACTATTTCTAATGGATATATAGATAAAGATAGATTTGTCCCATTTATGGATGGGTCTATAGAGATTGGTAGAGATTGGTCTAAAAATGGTGCACACTCTAAGGGTTATAATGATTGGTTTGGTGTGTGCTTAATTGGTATTGATAGCTTTAGTAAAAAACAATTTAATTCTTTACTTCAAGTTTGTAAGTATTTAATTAAAGAACACAATATTAAAGTAGAAAATATCATTGGTCATTATGAATGCAAAAACAGTAATAAAACTTGTCCTAACTTTGATGTAGAAGAAGTTAGAAATATGCTTTTAGCTGATTTGGATGAATGGAATGGCTAAGAATATAAAACTAGGTACTAGATATGTTCTTATAGTATTTGTGATGTTTCTATGCTACAAGGTTACTTCAGCTGATTATATCTTGAAGTTAAAAGATATTGATAGCACTTTATTAAGTGTTGTTACTGGTGCTGTTTTTGGAGCATTAACATTAATAGTAAAAAATCATTTTGAAACAAAGGTTGATAATGACTAAAATATATATAGCAATAATTGGTATTTTGGTAGTGGTTGGTATTATTGTATATTCTACAATGGCTTATAAAGATACTCAACACCAAAAGCACGAAGTGAGTTATAGGAATGAAATCAATAAGCTTAGAAGTGAAAAAAATAAACTTGTTATTGAAAAAAAAGAAACTGTAGCTAAAAAAGAGTTTGTTAAAAAAGTGAAAAAGATTGTAAAAAAATCTAATGAAGCTAAAACATATACTAAAAAAATGATGGAGGATAAAAATGTTGAAGATTTTGATGATAGCTTTTAGCTTGTTGTTTGTATTTACTGGGTGTGCTACCAAAGAGTTACAAAAAGAAGTAGTGTATATTGATAAAAAGTGTCCTAGACCTACTATTGATATGTCTAAATTTCCTGAACCAAAAAAAGTAAAGTTCAAAGTGCATAAAGGTAGTTTTGTAGTAACTATTCAAAAAGAAGATTATATCAAGATGAAATCTACAAACCAAGATATAAAAGACAAATATATCACTTTAAGAGAATGGATAAATACAAATATTAGAAATGAACTTATAAAAAATGAAGTTGATAAAAAAGAGTGATTTTTGTATGTAAATGGTGGGTCGTAGTGGACTCGAACCACTGACCACCCCGTTATGAGCGGGGGGCTCTAACCAACTGAGCTAACGACCCATTTATAAGTCAAAGGGGACACCTAAAGGGACACCAAACAAATAATAAAACCTTTTAAAGCCTATGTTTTAGGGCTTTGTAACACTTCTTAAAACTCCGTTATGAGCCAAACAATCTAAAATGTATTGTAATAGAAATAGCCTTAAATAAGCCTAAATTGCGATACTCTAATTTTATATAAATCTAAATTTGTATAT